CCTGAGTGAGTTCCCACCTGATCGCATTGACCGGCTGCATCTACGCCTACGTCTGCCTTGAGCAGCTCTATCGTGGCAACGTGCCGATGGCGGCAACCTACGCCGGGTACGCCTTCGCGAATATCGGCCTTTGGATGATGGCGTCCCGGTGATCCGGCCCTGCCGTAAAATGGGGGTAGCGGCACACGGCAGCGGAGGACGCTCATGGTCGATGGACTCACGGACCAAGCCAGGGCGTACATCCAGTCGGCGGTAGCAGACATGAACGCCGCAGGCGTTACGGTGACGCTCGCCGAAGAGGACGGCAACGCCTACGGAGGCAAGCTCGGAGGGTATTTCGATGAGGATGGGCCAACATTCTTCGTGGCCCGGGCAGTGTCGCCCCAGGTCTGGCTTTCGGTGTTCGTTCACGAATACCAGCACTACCGCCAGTGGCGTTCCAACTCGCCGACGTGGCTGGCCCGCCTAGGCGGGGACTGTTGCGCCTGGTACCTCTTCGACGCATGGCTCCAGGGGGTCGTCGAGATGACCCCGCAGCAACGAGACGACGCGATCCGCATGATCCTGGAGTGTGAGCGTGAGTGCGAGACGATGGTCCTCGCAGAGCTTGCCGCGAATCCCTGGCTCGGGCTGTCGCTCGACTGGTACCACCGGGCAGCGAACGTGTACCTCGCCTGGTACGGGGTCTGCAGGCTGACCCGCCAGTGGTATCAGCGTTCGCCATACGCAGACGACAACCTCGTCTCGCTGATGCCTGGCGACCGGCTGCTGACCATCGACGAGGCGATCCGGCCGACGCCTGCGGTCCTGGGGGCGATCGCGGCGAAGGTGTTCGCGGACGTGGCGTGACGCCGTCCGGCTACTGAACACTGGTACACTGGTGATAGGGACGCGAATCCCGCGTCTCTCGCCGGAGTACGCCAGTGTCCGCAGCCGACGACATCCTCGCCGCAGTCGCCGCAAATCTCGCGCAGCCGAAGCGTGCCCGCACGGACGCCGGCGAGGTGGAGCAGCACAGCCTGCCGGACCAGATCGCGGCCGCGAAGTTTGCGATCCAGCAGGCAGCCGTGAACCGGTCTCCGTTCCGGGCGCTGCGGTTCGCGCAAACGATGGCGAGCAACGCCAACGGCTCCGCTGATCCGGCCACGGCCGCCGCCCTCTATCCGCCGCCTGGCGTTGACGGTCTCCCGGGGTATCCGCCCTCGTGAAGTTGTTCTCCTGGTTCAACAAGCCGCCCAAGCCCGCCGCCACTCCGGCGGTGCGATCGCGGTACGACGCCGCCCAGACCACGCCCCTCAACCAGCGGCATTGGGCTCAATCGGATTGGCTGTCGGCCGACGCAGCCCTGCACCCAGGCATCCGCCGGACGCTGCGGGTGCGGGCACGCTACGAAGCGGCGAACAACCCGTATCTCGCAGGGATGCTCTCCACGCTCGCCAGCGACACGATCGGCACCGGACCCCGTCTGCAGATCGACGTGCAGGGGGCCGACGACGCCAAGCTAAAACAGGTGGAGCGGGCAGTCGAGGAATGGTCTTGCTACATCGACCTCGCCGGCAAGCTCCGCCGGATGCGGCGTGCCCGTGCCCTCGACGGCGAAGCGTTTGCAGTCATGCAAACCAACCCGCGGCTCGGCGACGGCGTGCAGCTTGACCTCAAGCTGATCGAGGCCGACCAGGTCGCCAACCCAACGTGGATCCTTGAGCTGGGTGCGATCGACGGCCTGCGTCTTGACGACGCCGGCAACATCGTCGAATGGCACGTCATGCGGAATCACCCCGGCAGCCTCACCTGGAATAGCAACCAGGGCGATTGGGTGTCGGCCGATCGGGTGCTGCATTGGGCAAATATCCTTCGCCCCGGGCAGCACCGCGGCGTCGGGGAAGTGGTGCCGGCCCTCGAGCTGTTCGCGATCCTGCGGCGGTTCACGATGGCCACGGTGACGGCCGCCGAGACGGCCGCCGACTTCGCGGCTCTCATCCACACAAACAGCCCCGGTGGCGACAACGGTGCGGCCGAGATGCCGGCGTGGGAGACGATGCCGATCGTTCGCGGAACGATCATGTCGCTCCCCGATCAGTGGGATGCGACGCAACTCAAGCCGGAGCACCCGACCACCACGTATCCGGATTTTGAGAAGCGATTGGTCAACCAGATCGCTCGCTCGCTGGATATGCCGTACATCGTGGCCGCGATGGATTCCTCGGCTGCGAGCTACTCGTCCATGCGGGGCGACTACCTCGTGTATCGCAAGGCGATCGCCACGCTGCGGGCGGACCTCGAGCGGCACGTCCTGGATCGCCTGCTCGCGGCTTGGCTCGACGAGGCGGCCTTGGTGCCGAATCTGATTCCCCGCGGCCTGCCGCCGATGGCCCAGTGGACGTGGAGCTGGACGTGGGACGGGTTTGAGCACGTCGATCCGTCGAAGGAGGCGAGCGCGCTGGAGACGGCTCTGCGGACGCACACCACGACGCTCGCCGCGGAGTACCAGAAAAAGGGCAAGGACTGGCGGGCTGAGTTGAACCAGCGGGCGCAGGAGATCGCCGTGATGAAGGAGTTGGGTCTGTTCGTGGACCTTGAGCCCGAAGACACGAAGACGGAGGCCGTGCCGGCCGAATGAGCACCACCACCAACACCAACGCCGCCCCCAGCCGCCTCACGCTGTCTGCCGACTTCGCCGTGGCCGCCGCCGCGTCGGATGATTCGCAGCCGACGTTCCGGCTCGTTGCCTACACCGGGGCACCGATCCGCCAGTATTGGTCTCGGAACGCCTTGGTCCTCGACCTGGCCGGCATGGACCTGTCGAACCAGACGATCCCGATCCTGTTCGGACACGACGCCTCTCTGGAGTCGGTCGTCGGCCAGGCCACCGCGGTCACCAGCGACGGCTCCACGCTGATCGTGGAGGGCGTGGTGCTTGGCGTCAGCGAAACCGCTCAGCGGGTTCTGGAGCTTGCCCGCCGCGGTATGAAGTTCCAGGCGTCGGTCGGTGCCGACGTGGGCCGCATCGAAAACATCCAGGCCGGCGAAAGCGTGCAGGTGAACAACCGCACGTTCGCCGGGCCTGTCTCAATCGTTCGGGGTTCCGCACTTCGCGAGACCTCGATTGTCTTGATGGGTGCCGACGGTAACACGTCGGCAGCCATCGCAGCTTCGCAGGAGGTTGATATGGCGGACAACGCCAACCAGACGCCCGACGAGACGAACGTCTCGGCGGAAGCCACGGCGACGGTCGCCGTGGAGACCCCCAAGACCGAAATCGTGGCGACCGCTCCGGCGGCTCCCGCGATCGACAAGGAGCAGCTCGTGAAGGAGATCAAGGCCGACATTCTGGCGGACCTTCGTTCGTCTCGCGCCCCCGCGGCCCCGGCGATTCACGTCGCCGAGCCGGTGGACGGCGTGAAGGTGGTGGAGGCCGCCCTGTGCAAGCAGGCTGGCCTTCCGCACATCGACAAGTCGTTCGACGGTCGGACGCTCGAAGCGGCGGACAAGGTCGTGCGTGACGTGTCGATCTCGCAGGTGTTGCTGAAGGCCGCCAAGGCCAACGGCTACGCCGGCAGCGACCGGATCACGCAGGCCAACGTCATGCCGATGCTGCAGGCGTCGTTCGCGACGCACGACATCAGCAACCTGCTCATGGCCCTCGTGAACAAGTTCCTCCTCGCCGGTTTCATGGCCGTCGAGCGTTCGTGGCAGGAGATCGCCGCGATCCGCAGCGTTGCGGACTTCAAGGCGATCAACCTCATGCGTCTCAACGGGTCGATGAAGTTCCAGAAGATCGGCAACGCCGGCGAACTGAAGGTCGCCGCTGTTTCCGATTACAAGCGATCGGTGAACGCCGATACGTGGGGCATCACCACGCAACTGACTCGGCAGGACATCATCAACGACGACCTCAATGCGTTGTCGATGGTCCCGCAGCGGATGGGTCGTGGTGCCGCCCTGGCGATGAACGACACGATCTGGGCGGAGTTCCTCTCCAGCAACTCGACGTACTACCAGAGCGTGACGGCTGCGGCCGGCAACGCCCTGGCCTACGCCGGGCTCGAGACCGCCGTGACGTCTTACCGTCGGCTCAACGATCCGGACGGCAATCCGCTGTCGATTGCCCCTCGGATCATC